GCCGGTTCAGAGCGCTAAACTGGCCTGCCAGCGCCATCAAGCCGCCCGACACACCGTCGATCAGCTTCAGCCGCACTGCGACGCTATACGCCTCGAAGCTCATGTCGATCCTCTTTCGTGTTCAGGACTGGCTCGCCGACCGTGTCTCGTGGGTGCAATACCCGCAGATCCGTCGCCTGAGCCCACGCCGCGCTCTATTTCGTCACGCGATGCCGTGGCCGACGCGCGTGCTGCTGATCCTGGTCGGCACGAGCACGCTTCTGGCATGCGCGATCGCCCTCTTCTTCCTGGGCCTGCTGGCTTGGGCCACCATCACGGCTTGATGTCGCCGCCGAAGTAGTCGGCGCCGCCGGCGAGCACCTCGCCGCCGAGGATCCCGTGCACGATGGCCTGACCGAGGATCTTCTGGATGCGCTCGCGATTGCGCACGACCGCCGGCCCCATGACCGGCCGCGGCGCCATCTTGGAGGTGCCGAGCTCGTGGAAGACCAGCGTCGGGTCGGTCGAACCGACGACGCCGTCATCCGGCGCCAGCACCTCGTGGCCGAAGCTGGCATAGAGGCCGCCATGGCGCAGCAGTGGGGCACCCAGCGGCGCGCCCATGCGCTGCTTCTCGGCCTCGGTGCTCTCAGCCAGTGGCGCCCATGCCGGGAAGTCGCCGACCTCGGGCTGGTAATGGCCGATCTGCGCCTTGGCGTCGTTCTCGATCAGCAATAGGGCGCGCTCCAGCCCGCGCTTCTGCTCGCGCTTGACCGCGATCTCCAGCGACGCCAGGTGCAGCGCGAACAGGCCCAGGTCCTGGAACTCCTTGACAGCGATCATCAGTCCTGCTCCTTGAAGCGCATTGCGTTCCAGTCGAACTCGTTGCCCTCCATCTCGCTGAAGACGATGCACCACGCGGCGCGGGTCACATCGTCAATGCTGAAGGCCACGTCGAAGGGGATGCCGTTGCGCACGAGCCAAAGGCATTCCCTGATCGCCGTGGCCTGCGCTAGTTTTTTACGGCGGCCTTGTCCTGCTCGGGAGTGGACTGCCGGAAATGCTCCATCACGCCCTGCTGAACCGCCGTGATGCCGTCCTCGTCAAGCCGCTGGATGAGCGCCTCGACCTCGCTCTTGCGCGTCGGCAGGATCACGGCCTCGCCGTCGATGTCGGCCACGAAGATCAGCGGCAGCACCATGGCCATGTAGACCTGGTTCTGCGCGGTGTCGCCCAGCGCCTCGATGAGGCGGAACTGCGCGAGCACGCCGGGCTTCTTGAGCGTGATGATGCGGCCGCGGGCGTCGATCACTTCGGCAGCGGCCTGGGCCTTGGCGACAAGCTGCGCGGCCGGCGACGCCTCGGAATTCATGGTGACCTTGGTCATGCCCTACCTCAAGCGATCTTGGTGCGACGGGCTGCGACGAAGCTGAGCTTCTGCTTCACCGTCTGGTCGCCGGCCTTCGAGCCGGCGTCGTCGAGCTTGAACAGCACGTTCAGGTAGCGGTACTGCGTGACCTGGCCGTTGACCTCGGTGATGGTCTCGGTGATCGTCGCCGGCTGCTCGTTGATGCCGGCGTAGTAGTTGGCCTCGAGCTGGGCGAAGTAGTCGTCGAGTGTGCTGTCCTGGCGCTCCACGTTGAAGCTGCCGCGCCAGCCGTCGAAGAAGCGCGCATGGCGCGTGATGCCGTCCAGCCCCTTGATCTTGATCTCGGCCATGTCGGGCGCCGACTGGAACTGCGTGATCAGGCTGAGGTTGAGCGGGCCGCTGGCCGTCACGATGGTGAGCGTGCAGTCGCGGCCGACGGTGAAGCTGTTCACTGGCATTGATGCCTCCAGAAAAAGAAAGCCGCCCGACGGCGGCCGATGCACGAAGAAAAAAAGCCCGCCGAAGCGGGCATCCCATTTGCAAGGGGAAAGCTGTCAGTTCAGGAAAAGACTCGGCTGCGACTCCAGGCGCAGCGCTTCGATGCGCGCGGTCATGGCCGGCCCGATGTCGCGCCACTTGCGCAGACCAATGCCGCAGCGGCTGGCGTCTGCCTGGGCTTCCAGGTACTCCAACTCAGCGCGTGCGCGGCGGTGACTCAGGTCATTGAGGCGATCCAGCTGCTCCTTGACCAAGGCGTCGTAGGTGCGGATCACCTTGAGCGCAAAGGCTGGGCTG